AGTTTAATTTGGATAACAAATTACGAGATTTGACACCACGTGAGGTTTTATTTTGTGAGCAGTACGTTATAGACCTGAACGCAACACAGGCCGCAGTTAGGGCCGGATATTCAGAAAAAACAGCGCAGGAGCAGGGTTCTAGGTTGTTATCCAGAGTTATTGTCGCAAATGAAATTCAGCGATTGATGGATAAACGAGCAAAAAAAACTAACATCACAGCCGAATACGTGCTAAATACGATACTAAAAACTATTGATGAATGCCGTGAGGGGGTTCCTGTTTACACTAAATTAGGGGATATCGCAGGATATAAACCAGATCACGCAAACGCTCTTAAAGGTTGCGAATTGCTAGGTAAACATCTCAAATTATTCACCGATAAAATAGATTTAGGGGGTCAGGACGGGAACCCATTGTTAACGAGAATTGAGCGAGTCATTATAGACTCGTCCATTAAAAAATGAGCACACTAACAATAAACACGCCAAGATGGGCGTTGCCACTCATAGACACAACAAAGCGCTATTTAGGCGCAAAAGGCGGTCGTGGGTCGGGAAAATCTCATTTTTTTGCGGAAATGCTGGTTGAACAGGCAATTGATAAACCGGTAAATATAGCCTGTTTCCGTGAAAATCAACGCTCACTGGCCCAATCGGCTAAAAAATTAATTGAGACAAAAATTGAATCGCTTGCAGTTGGCCATCTTTTTGAGGTTCAGCGAGATAGGATAATCGGTAAAAACGGGTCATTATTCCAATTTCACGGGCTGAGAGATCACACCGCTGATAGCATTAAATCATTAGAGGGTATCGATAAAGCGTGGTTAGAAGAGGCCCAGAATATTTCACAAAGATCATTTGAAATTCTAAGGCCAACAATAAGAAAGCCAATGTCACAGATATGGTGCAGTTGGAACCCTAGAAACCACGACGATCCCGTTGAATTGCTACCATGGAATTCTGAAAACTCAACGTGTGTGAGAGTTAATTACTACGATAACCCATGGTTCCCAGAGGTTTTGAGGCAGGAAATGGAATATGACAGGTCCAGAGATATTGACCGTTATAACCATATTTGGCTAGGTGATTTTGAAACGTTTTCAGAATCAAGAGTATTTAAGAACTGGCGAGTTGAAGAGTTTGATACTCCAATAGATTCTATCTTTAAACTAGGGGCTGATTTTGGGTACGCTATTGACCCGACTGTTTTGATTAGATGTTTCCTATCTGGTCAAAAATTATTTATTGATTATGAGGCTTACCAGCATCAGTGTGAAATTGTGAATATGAATATTCTATTTAACACTATCCCAGAATCAAACAAGTACCCAATTGTTGCGGATAGTTCTAGGCCGGAGACGATTAGCCATCTAAAAAATAATGGCTTTCCAAGAATATACCCTTCAGCAAAGGGGTCTGGTAGTGTTGAGGACGGTATCGAATGGCTAAAATCGTTCGAGATTATTGTGCATCCTCGATGTGAGAAAACTATATCAGAGCTAACGAACTATTCTTATATCGTTGATCCTGATACCGGAAAAATCACTAGGAAATTGAGAGACGCGCACAACCACGTCATAGATGCCCTACGATACGCCTGTGAAGGTGCTAGAAAATTGAGTGAGTCAGAAAAAAAACAAGCTCCGGCGGCACCAGCTGCACCGGCTAAAAATTATTGGTAAGGGATTTTTTATGATTAAACAAACACAGCGGTTAATGGATATCCACGATGAGGCGATGCGTTTTATAAATGATGTTCAATCCGCAACATACGACGATAGGCAGCAGGCAACAGGTGATCGTCGGTTTTATTCAATTGCAGGTGCGCAGTGGGAGGGAACTTTACAACAGCAATTCGAGAACAAGCCGAAATTTGAGATAAATAAAGTTCACCTTTCCGTTATTCGGATTTTTAACGAGTACCGAAATAATCGAATTGACGTTGAATTTATCCCAAAAGATGGGCGAGAAAATCAGTCGCTATCTGATCTGTGCAACGGTTTATATAGAGCAGATGAGCAAGATAGTTGCGCAGAAGAGGCCTATGACAATGCGTTTGAAGAGGCGGTCGGTGGTGGAATGGGGGCGTTCAGATTGCGGTGTGACTATGAAGACGAATACAATGAGGATAACGAGCACCAGAGAATACGAATCGAGCCTATATTTGATGCGGATAGGTCCGTATTTTTTGATTTGGGAGCAAAACGTCAGGACAAATCAGACGCTAAAAAGTGCGTTGTTGTATTTTCTGTCAACAAGGATGAGTACATTTCGTCATACAATGACAACCCTGATTTATGGGATAAAAAATCATTAACTGAAATTTTCAAATCATCGTTAGCTAATAGCGATTTAACCAGCGTCCCACAAGCTATGACTGAAACGTTGTACTTCGATTGGAATAGTCCAGATGTAGTGTATCTAGCCGACTACTACGTTGTTGAGGATCAAAAAATAAAGGTCAGTGTCTATCAAACAATAGATGGCGAAGAGGAAAAATACACAGAAGAAGAACTCGACGATGAAAAGGTGCAATTTCTTGAGGCTACAGGTTCAATAAAGATTGGCGAGAGAACAACTAAGAAACGCAGAGTCAGAAAATATTTGCTATCTGGCGGGGGTGTTTTGGCTGATTACGGGTATATCGCTGGCCGTAATATTCCAATTGTTCCTGTGTATGGAAAGCGTTGGTTTGTTGATAATAAAGAGCGATTTATGGGCCAGGTCAGGTTAGCTGCTGATGCACAAAGACTCAAAAATATGCAGATGTCGAAACTTGCTGAGATTTCGGCTTTATCCTCAATAGAAAAGCCAATATTTGACCCTGAGCAGATAGACCAATTTTCCGTGGAATGGTCAGAGGATAATATTGTAAATAGGCCATATTTAAGAGCTAAGGTCTTGAAAGATATGAATGGGGGTGTGGTTACAGCTGGACCAGTTGGGTATACAAAAGTCCCGCAGATACCGCCCGCTATGGCCGCTCTATTGCAAATAACAGATCAGGATATTAAAGAGATTTTGGGATCACAAGAAGCGTCTGATCAGATTGTAAGAAATCCAAGCGGTATTGCTGTTCAAAATATCCAAGAGCGTTTAGATATGCAATCTTTTATTTACACGTCGAATATGGGGAAGGCGAATAAACGTGCCGGGGAAATATGGCTGGACATGGCCAAGGAAATTTATATTGAAGATGGCCGCAGAATGAAAACGGTTGGGCAACAAGGTGAGATTGGATCAATCGTTTTAAACAGCAAGCCAATTATGGACGAAAAGACTGGCGAGATCCGAAACGAAAATGATTTGAGTAATGCATCGTTTGATGTGTCGGTAACGGTTGGCCCATCCAGTATATCTAGGAGAATGTCTACCGTTCGTTCGTTAACATCAATGATGGGTATTACACAAGACCAGCAGACAATAAAAGTTCTAACATCAATGGCGATGATGAATATTGAAGGGGAGGGGATACAAGATGTTAGGGATTATTTTAGAAAAGAAATGGTCACTATGGGAGTTATTAAGCCGACCGAGGAAGAGGCAAAGGAAATGGCTATTGCTATGCAAACCAAACCACCTGATCCTAATTCTCAATATCTTCAAGCAGCTGCCGAGCAGGCCCAGGCTGAGGCAGCACAAGCACGAGCTAAGACCGTTCTAACAATTTCACAAGCGAAGGAGAGTGATTCTAAAATTAAGTTAAACCTAGCGAGTGCAGCTGAGAAATTAGCTGGAGCGCATTTGGATGAAGCGAAATTCAACATGGATAAAGCCAAGACTGCGCATGAAATGGTGATGTCTATGAACGATATTGTTTAGATATTTAACGCAAAAAGATTAAAAGTAAAAATATATTGTATAATAAAGAAAGTGGTAGTACTATATGAAACAAAGGCAGCAAGACGATTTAGACCTAGACTTCGATGACACGGAAGATCTTGAACAAGATGAAGCCGTAGACGATTCAAATGAATCAGCCGAAGACGAAGTAGAATCGCAAATTGTTGATTCAGATGAT